CCTGCTTGCGATACAGCGACTTCTCATACGCATCGGCATCGCGGGAATAGCCCGAGTTCCGCATCGTCTCCATCTTCATGAAGTCGCTGCGAGAAAACGTTTGCTGCGAGAACTTTGCTTCGAGCTCCGCCTGCGCGCCGAGCATCTCCGTCTGGATCTGCTTGATCCGCTCGACTTGCGCTGCGGCTTCATCCACTACCACATTTTTCTTGTAACGTCCGCGCGCACCCTCCGTCATCTCCTTCATGATGCCCTGAAAGAAGTGCGAGAATTGCCTTAACGACTGTTCTGCCGCACTTGTATCCGCACCAAACCGTACCGCTAATGCTGCCAGTGATTCGTCAGCCATTGGCCAGTCCCGAGCCTTTCAGCCACAGCATGATGTTGTGTTGGATTTCGGCGGGTGTCTGCTGCCGAGGGGCGACTGTGCGATCTGGCGTGATGCCAATGCCAAACCCACGGGGAAGTGCCCACTGCGGTTCCGGCATCCTGGGTGACTGCCACATCATGTCGGCGAGCAACTGAGTCTGTGCCCAGTCATCGCCCCAAGGCTGAACGGAATATGCGGCCCGCCATTCAGCGAACTCTTGCATATCCATCTCGGACTGAAGTTGGCGCACCGTACGACCGAGAGTTCTGGCCAGGAAAAACCAGAACAATCGGTCGGGGTGCCTTCTCAGTTTCCCTCGAGCGTGACCTGATCGTTGACGCCCAGCTTGTTGTGGTTGAACGCCGCCATGAACAGCCGGTCCAGAAGCGGTCGCTGCCACTGCATGAGTGCCGGAACATCCGCGAGAGTGAAGATCGCCGTGCCAGCTTCGTCCACCAAGCAGAGTGCCACAAGCGTGGCCCTTGAACTGGCTGCCGACTTGTAGTCGTTGGCCATCAGGGCCTTCATGTACTCGTCGTTCTCGACACCCGTCAGCACTCGAAGCCAGACAGTTCCGGCCCCCAGGTCCGTGCAGGAGACCGAAACAAGGGGGCGAACGGAACCGGCCTTCATCAGATCGTCGCGGAGACTCATGCTTGCACTCGAAGAGGATGTTACGCGGCGGCGGTCACGGTGATCGCGCCCGTCCACTTGATGGTGCAAGTAGCGGTCATGATTCCGTTGATGTCCACCGTGGGATTGTACGCCGTCATGAATCCAGAGCCAGTCAGCGTAGCCGCCGTGGTCGCTCCAGCAGCCATTGGGAACGTGATGGTGATGGATTCAGCCGCCTCAGTGATTGGAGGCGTCTTGGACGAATCGAACTGGATCGTAACCGAGAGTTCGCCCGAATTGTAGAGGACCTCTGGCCGAAACGTGCGAGCCGTGGTAGTCGAGGAATTGGTGGTTTCCAGCGCAGCCCTCTGCAACGACATCGGACTGACGTTGGTAATCCACGCGAAGAACCCAGTCTCCCAGGTGATGGCAACTCCGTGACCCTGCTGGGGCGCGGCAGTGGGGGGCATGTTTCTGCTCCTACTCTAGAATCTCAGGATCACGAAGTCGCGACAATCGCTCCTTCAGACGACGAATCACCTCTGACTGAATCTCGCCGCTCTTGGCGAGAACCGCCCTTCTCAGGACATGCTTGCCTTCGACGTAGTTGCCCCATCGACCACGGTGGCCTCGCTCGAGCAGGTGGACGTATCGGGCCGGGGTCTGTCGATGAGGCTTTTTCTTGCCCTCAAAGGCACCGGCCTTAAACGCCTTCTGCACGCTCTTCTGCGCCGTCGCTGGTACGCGAAACCCGCTGACCCTGCGCTTCACCCCGACGAGGACATACACATTCCGCTTTTTGTAGCTGCTGCGCTTCATGCCCCACGAAGACTTCAGCATGCCTGACCAGACCGGAGTCGCATCCTTATCCTTGGACAGATACTTCTGGAGGATTGCCGCACCACCGTACAGGGCATACCTCAACGCATATCTGGCCGAACGGTAGTTGAACTCTTGAATCTCCTTGACCACCGCGTCCGAACCAACGACATCCACGGAAATCTGTGGAATTGGCATCACGTCACCTCGTGCATGATGCGATAGATGTGCGATGTCGTCACGGAGATCAGGCTCAGTTCTTCGGCAGCAGCCTCCTCGATCACGCCACCAGTGTTCGACGCCATGAATCCAAGAGAGACTGCCGTGCGCTTGGCGAGCTCGTCCGAGACTGTCTGGGCGTAAGTCAGCATCTGCCTCTCTTCTTCGTGGTCTTGGGTGTAACTGCGAGACTTGCGAATCAGTTCGACGCCAACGTCAACCTGGTACTCCTGCCACTGGGCCGAAGTTTTCTGCCGCGTTACGCTGCGGAGGAACACAATGGCATATGTGTCATCCTCGATCTCTTGCAGCAGCCTCTGTGGACGCAACGACTTGATGACACGCAGGCTCGGAATCGCCAAAGTGCCATCGGCCACCATTGCCCGAATGGCAGTTTCCACGCCATCAAGTGCGACCAGAGATGGGACCGACATCAGCGAGTCACCTTTGTCATCACACGAATCACCGTGCCATCGGGTCCGCTTTCACGCCAAGGCTTTTCGCCCTGCTGTTCCGACACTACCCGATACACACGGTTCCTCCACAGGACTTCATCACCTCGCATCGGCACGACCTGCTTGCCATTCAGGACGAGGTCCGTTGCGAGGATCAGAAAGTCCGTGGTCTCATAGGCAATCACCATCCCGCCCTGGTCGTACTGACTCGCCATCGAACGACCCACCGTCGCCGTGACTGTGACAGTTGCACCGAGGCGTTGGTAGACAACGGACTGACTCGCACCCGATTTCTGGATGCGAGCCAGTGCTGTCTCTGCCCGTGAGAGTAAGTCACTCATTAGCGGTCCAGAATCTCGACGTTGCACACGTCCAGGCGGCACGAGTCGCTGGCCGAGGCAACGGACCATTGGGCACTGACCGCCAGCGTGAGGGCTGCGGTCGTATCAACTGCGGTGCTGGCGAGCAGGAAAGGCTTCGCCGTCACCGTTCCAGCCACGCCATTGGCAACCATGCCGGTCGCAACCAGAGTCCCCGAGGACCCCGAGGTGCGAACGACGATGTCGGCCTCGACGTAGAAGATGTCGCCGTTGGCTGCATCCACCGCGCCAGTCGTCGCGATGACAGTGCTGCCCAGCTTCAGCTTGACCGTCAACGTGTCGGTCGAGTTCGTCGCCGTCGCAGTCCCCTGAGCCCGCACGCGAATGATGTCGCCAGCATTCAGTGAAGACGCAGGAATCGTCAGCGTCGAGTTGTCGAAGTTGGTCTCGGTCGTGCTGTTGGTGACAGCAGCACTCGCCGCAGTCGCCACCAACGACAGTGAATTCCCACTCGGGGCATTCAGCATGACATCGACCGTCGTGTCGCCCGATGCAGCGGCAGCCACTGCCACACCGAGGTACGTTCCGGTTCCGGCGACATTGGCCTGAGAGTTCAGAGAATCCCAGAAGCACCGCTGGCCGACCGCAATCGCGCCAGAAGGCTTGTCAAACCGAAAGACGCCTTCCGTAGTGATCGCACCGAGTTCGTTGGCGGCGATGTCCGTCTTGACAACGCCAACCAGCCCTCGCTGCACGATGACGGCACCAGCGGTTTGCGCAGTGCCTGGGGTGTAATCAATCGCACACCCCTCTTGACGATAAGTCACAGCCATGAATCAACTCCTGTGTGTGAGAGGGAAGTGTGGGTTACGCCGCGCCCTTGGACTTGACCCCGCCGAGGTATTCGGCCTGATCGCATCCGAAGTCGTGGTATCCCCGGAACTGAATGCCGAGAGTCGAGAAGTCAGCCTCGCTGCTCTCGACGGTCGGGGCCTGCTGCCCGTTGAGGAACGACACCAGCATGGTCGGCCACTGATTGGGGTCACGCAGCAGATACCACGCCGTGGTGGAGTAGCCGCTGAACGCAGAATCCGACAACCACGGGCAGACCACAGGCCGATAGCGGTTGACGTAGATGTTGGAGTCGGCCACCGTCGAGTTGCCGCCCACCAGGTTGCTGGCGACGTACAGCCGGTTGGCGACTTCCTCCAGTTCCGGCGGAACCAGCAGAATCGACGGGTTGCCACCAAGACGCTTGGCCCCATCGGCAGCCGCACTGACCATTGTGCGGAACGCCTTGACGCCCAGCCCGAGCCCGACAGCATCCGACCCGAGATTGGTCGTGGCACCATCGATGTAGTTGCCGCGAGCAGAGGTGAAGAACGACGCATTGTCCAAGAACTCGGTCCAGAACACGTCGTTAATCTTCTGAGCAGCACCGGCACCGAGACGGGTCCGCAGGTCGTCAAACGCCCCGAGGTCGTCGTTGATGATGTCCGTGCGGGTCAGCGAGAACATCTTGCCGTAGGTCTCGACGCGGGTGGCGTACGATTCCTGCGACACAGTCCCGTGCCTGAGTTCGCCGGTCGGGCCGACCTTCTCGTAGGCCATGTTATCGAGCAGTCGATAGCGAGTGACCGTCTTGAAGTCGCGGACAGACCTGACGCCAGCGATCTGCCGCCAGGTCTGGTCCTCTTCGGTGTACCCGTCGAGCAACTCCTTGTTGGCGACGTTGCTGAGCAGGTTGCTGACCGAAACGCCCAGCGTCGAGAAACCGTTTCCGGCCTGAATCGAAACCTTAACGGCGTTCATCACCTGAGCAAAGTTGCCAGCGTGAATGCGGTCGCCGGGGCGAACCACCATCCCGCCCTCGCCAGCCGCCATCAGCAGCAACTGTTGCAGGCCGAGATTGCGGTAGTTCTTGTGTGCCGCCTCCAGCACATCCTCCTTGAACTTCTTCTCGAGGCGAGGCAGCCCAGCACTCATGCAGAGCGCGGCCTCGATCACGTCAGGGCGCACATCTTGACTGGAGACATGAATCGCCGGACCCTTGGGGGCAGCAGCACGCACCATGGCCAGTTCCGCCTGAGAGGTCGCGCGAATGGCAGCCGCCTCAAACGTCGCGTCGGCCCATCGCTCCTTGATCGCCCTGGCCTTGAGGGCCACCAGTTCCTTCTTGCCAGCCTGCACCATCTTGCGATAGTCAGGGCCAGCCTCTTCCTCGTACTTGGCGACGGCAGACTCGTACTCGGCCAAGACATCCTCGTAGGACGCCTTGATCGCATCAATGTCGAAGGCCGCAGCCTTGACATC